TACATGGACATGCAGAACAGTAAAAGGATCAAATAATGTTTATGGTGTTGGATGCGGAAATAGTTTATGTATTTCAACTTTTAATGTTGGAAATATATATACAGCGGCAGATCCAACAAGTACATGGACTTCAAGAACTAGTGGAACAAGTAATAGTTTAAATTTTGTTGTTTATTATAATGGTACGTGGTTTTCAGGTGGAAGTAGTGGCACGTTGCTAACTAGTCCAGATGGAATAACATGGACTTCTAGAACTTCTTCTTTTGGGTCTTCAACTTTAATGAGTTTAGCATATGGAAATAATGTATATGTTGCTGTTGGATATGATAGTAAAATTGCAACAAGTACAGATGGCATAACATGGACGCAAAATTCATCTACATATGGAACAGGAAATATTTCTGCAGTAGATTTTGGGGAAGGATTTTTTGTTATTGGAGATAGTAACGGTTCATTAGCTACATCTACAGATGGTAAGAATTGGACAACAAGAACAAGTAATTTTGGAACATCAGGTATAAGAGATATTAAATATTTAAATAACTATTGGGTTGCCGTTGGTTTTGATGGTAAAATTTCAACAGCAGTACCGGGGAAATAATATGGCATTGTTAAGAACAATTATTGCAAGACATGCAGGTAATATTACGCCATGGAAAGAAGTTGAGACTAGCCCCCAATCTTCCGTGTTGATAAAAATTGCTACGGATGGAACAACATATGCAGCTTGTGAAAATAATTCAGCTTCTAATATATATTATACAACAGATCCATCTAATACATGGAGTGCAAGTTCAAATACTGTAAATGGGCAAGCAACATTAACTTTAAATTATGGTAATTCATATTGGTTTGCAGGATGTGCAGATAATTATATCTATACATCATCTTCTGCTAGTGGTACATGGACTTCTAGATTTGATACAGGTGGTGGTCCCCGTGATATTATTTATAGCTCTACAGCTTCTTTATATATTTCTGTTGGTGGGGGTGGTATTCACACAGCAAGTGACCCAACAAGCACGTGGACTTCTAGACAATCAGGCTCTTTTAGAGCAGTTCATGACAATGGAAGTTTAATTGTAGCAGTTGGAGACAATGGAGCATTATATACAAGTACTAATGGTACATCATGGACATCAAGAACTTCAGGGTTTGGAACTGATGCAATACTTGGTTTGACTTATAATAATTCAATATGGGTTTTTGTTGGTGTAAATTCTAAAATAGGAACAAGTACAGATCCAACTTCATCAGTAACATTAAACACTTCTTCTGGAGTAGCTTCTGGATTAACTTTTACCTCAGTAGCATATGATGGTAGTGAGTTTATAATAGTTAGAGATACTCATATGTATAAAACTTCAAATCCTTCTAGTTCATGGCAAGAGAAAACTTTTACAGGAAAATATCTAACACATGTTTATGCAGATTCATCTTTTTCATTTATTACTGGATTAGAATCTTCAGTTGGACTTCTTTTATATAAAGATAATTAAAAAAAAACGATGGGCCAGAAGAATGACTAAATCTGGCCCATCGGCTAAAAAAAACTGTGCAAATAAAACTTGCACAGAAAGGAGAAAAGGAGACAAGAGTTTTTCATATTTTAAGCTCTATATCAATCAAAAGTTAAAATTTTAAACAAAAGTATAGTTTTTTTCATGTAATTTTCAAAATCCAGTTTTATATATAATATATACAATATATAAGATTTTAACATTAAAATTTCTGAGGAGGGAAAGTTTTATTTCTAGATAAATATAGTGAAGTTGTTTTGTTAGAGGGGGGGGTATAAAAAAGGCAGTAGTAGTTAAAGTAAATAAGTAAGAATTTCTATATTAAAGGAAGTTAGATGAGAAAAGGTTTGTTGTTATTATTTTTATTTTTTACAGGTCTATCAGCACAGAATGTATATTTTGGGGAGGGAGTTTCCAAGGACTCAGAGATAGTTCTATTAGGAGATAAAATGTTCTTGGTTGATGAGAGGTCTTCAGTTGAGATTTATAATTATAATAAGAATGATTTGCTTAGAAGTTTTGATTCACAGTCTTTAAATGAAGCTTTAATAAACAATGATTTATTTTTAGTTGTTAAGAGATCAGGAAGAGAAGTAATAGTAGATGGTTTTGTAAGGGCTCAGGGTGGAGGATTTTTTGAGGAAGTAGGAGAAGAGTTGTTTGGAGCAGCTTATTCTAATTTAAGATATGAAATTAAATTATTTTTAAGAGAAACAGTTGCAGATTTAATGGAAGAAGATCTAGACGATATAGAAGAAGAGGCAGAAAAGCTTCATGAAGAGATTTTAAACAATAGGCTTTTAGGGCCAGTTTATAAATGGTTAATAACAAAGGGTGGTCCAGCAACATATAAGGCTTTAAAGTTTGTAATACGTAGTTCATACAAGATAATTAGAGAGACAGGTAAGTTAGCAGTTAAACCAGTTATAGAGACACTTAAAAGTTTAAATAATTTTTATACTATTCCAGAAGATGTAAGTATAAAAAGAGGGTTATTTAATAATTTAATGAAAACATTTTATGCATATTTATCAGCGCGTAAAATTACACCATTAATATTATTGATAGTAAAAAGAGGTATGATACTTAGCTTTATTACTTTTTTATAATAAAAAAGGATAAAATTGATGAAAAAGATATTAATAGGATTGTTATTATTTTTTGATTTATCAGCAGATGTTTCAAGATACATTGAGTTTAAGAAGCCGGTTTTTCACAGTAAGGAAGATATAAGATTATTATATGATACTTCTTTTATTGTAATTGATTCAAAGGGTCGCATAAGAGTAGAAAAAATTTTTACACCAAAAGAGTTAAGAGGTTTAACAAAGGAAGAAGTACTAAAGTATTTAATTAAAAGTAATGGATACCTAGTAGTTAATAAATTTGTTAAAGGAGGCTATTCAATACATTTGAATCAAAGGCTTAAAGGGGGTATGGATTGGGGACGGATAGTAACAACGGGAGTTCTTTTTGCAGCATCTCTTTATGATAGAAGAAGAGAAAAGAGGAGAGCTAGAAGAAGAAGAGCAAGAGAAGAAGCAAAAAATCCTCCACCAGCAATAGTTGAATTTATAAGAGAAGAAATAGGAGCAGCTGAAGCAGGAGCTGTAAACGTAAGTATTGAAGTGGTAAAAGATATAGCCAATACACTTTCCAGGCGGAATAAAACATTATTAAGATATTATGATGCAGCAAGGGTAGGGGCATATGGTTTAAGTGAAGAAGCCAAGGAAATAATAAGAGAGGACTGAGAAAGGGAAAGAAATAGAGAGCTTAAAAGAAGGCTTAGACCAGAGGTTTTCAATGTTACATCTAGAGAGAGGCTTAATGTAGAAAACGCTCCAAAAGTAGTTAATCTAGATGTAGAGCCATTTGATTTACGAGTTACAGGGAGAGAGCCTTTAGTAGAAAATATTCCATTGGAAGTAGAAAGTTTAGATCTTACAGTAACAACTCCAACAAGGCTTAGAAGAGAAGAGACAATAGAAAGAAGACAAATAAGTCCTATTAAAGTAACAGTTAGAAATGAAGGAACAATGTTACATACAGGTGACAGTAATGGTTTTAATATAGATAGTATAAAAGAAGTAGTTGATATAGAAGTTGATTCTTCTAAGTTGTCTAGACTTGCATCTGAAGCAAGAGAAGAATCGAGAAGAAAAGCGTCAGTTGAGGCGGTTGATATAATAAATCACAGTTCTGAAGCGCCAAAAAGAGTAAATGTTGATATTGATGGAGCTTCTATAAATGTAGGAGGTCTTAGTGCAGGAGCATCAGTAGACTTTGACAAGGTTAGAGAGCCAGGGTCGAAGTTTAGAGATGCAATAAATTTAGCAATTAATTTTGGAACAAGTTTTTAATATGTTAATAATATAAACATCTTTCTTTTTTGTTTGGTATTAATTGATACCTAACATTCTCGGGAGCGTCTCAAGCTAATCACTGGGCGCTCCAAAGCTCCTTTCCTTTGAAGGCACGTAACTTGCTACGTGCCTTTTTTATTGGAAAAATAAAGTGTTATCTTTTTTTTAGTATAAAAATAAATACTAAAAGGGAGATGCATTATGGTAAAGCACATAGTAAGTTTCAGTGGGGGAAAAGATTCAACAGGCATGTTATTGAAGATGTTGGATGAAAAAATGCCAATAGATGAAGTAATCTTTATAGATTCGAGTGTAGAGTTTCCGCAATTATATTCTCATATAAAAAAAGTAGATGATTATCTTTTTAAGGATAGAGGTTTAAGAATAAAAACGATAAGAGCGCCTCACACGTATGAGTATTACTTAGGAGAACATGTAAAGAAGAACGGCCAGGTTGGCTATGGTCATCCGGATTTTAAGAATCAATGGTGCACGCAGTTGCTTAAAAAAAGTGTAATAAAGAGGTATTTTAATGAGCATTACAAAGGGCTTAAAATAATAGAATATCATGGTATAGCGTATGACGAGATAGAAAGAAGTAAAAAAAACAAAGAAAAAGTAGTAAGATACCCGTTAATAGAATTTAAAATGACGGAGAAAGACGCCTTAGAGTATTCATATGCGAAGGGGTTTGATTTTGGAGGTTTATATAAAGACTTTGTAAGAGTTTCATGTTTTTGTTGTCCAATGAAGAGGATAGGAGAATTAAGAATTCTTCATGATAAGTATCCAGAGTTATGGGAAAGGATAAGAAAGATGGATAAGAAGAGTTTTAGAAAGTTTAGACCAACAGAGTCATTTGATGATTTAGATAAAAGGTTTAACAGAGAGAATTACATAAATAAAATACAGCTTAATATCTTCAAGAAGAAATGAAGATAATCTTATATGGCAATCCACGGCCATTAAAAAGGGCCCGTCATTCATTAGGTCGCACATACAATTCCCAAAATGCAATAATGACAGCATTATCGTATGAGATAAGGGAGTCAGTTCCATTACTGCAAAGAAAGATAGAAGGTCCGGTAGAATTAAATATAAAGTTTTTTATGCAGATACCACAGTCGTACAGTAAGAAGAAGCGAGAATCATTAATAAATACATATCATTTTAAGAAGCCAGATATAGACAACCTGGAGAAAATGTTACTGGACTGCATAGTGAGGTCAGATTCAATAATAAAAGATGATTCACAGGTATCAAAGATGACAAGTCTAAAAGTATATTCTGATCAGCCTCGTACAGAGGTTATAATTAGGAGTTTAGATGAAGATAGAGGAAAAAGAGGTAAGGGTTCACTTTGAGGATTACCCGTACGAGGTAGATAAATCAAGGTTAAAGATACCGTTAAGTAAAAGACCAACACCAGAAGAGGTAGCAGCGCATGCAAGAATGGGAGGAGCAAAGTTAGTAAAAGAATATGCTTTAGTGCATAAAAGGAAGAAGTCTCTTCATTCAAGAACTCTTAAGGAATGGAAGCAGTTCGAAATAAAAAGGTTAAATAAATTTAAATTAGAGTTAAAAAACATTTATGAAAGAATGTACTTTATAGAAGATGAGATGCAGAAAAGAGAAGAGAGGTATAAAGATTCTTCAAAGGCGGTTAACTTATATTTTATTCATCTTGGTGGAGAGTTAAGAGAGAAAAGATCAAGAGCGAGAAAATTAGAAAAGTACTTATCCAAAATAACAAAGAAAAAGATAGAGGATAAATGGAACGAGTTAATAAAAAAACAAGAAGAAAACCAAAAAGAGTAAACAGTTTATCAAGAAACATCTTTTCAGATGCAAGATTTATAACAGAAGCGTCACTGGATAAATTAGCACAAGACATGGTAGATCTTGTTGATGAGAATAAGAACATTTTAACGTTCAGCAATGTGATTTTATCTTTTGGCTTAACCAAGTCATCGTTTTACAACCTGCTAGCAAGAAACAAGAATCTAAAGAAAGCAAGGGAGTATATTCTCTTTAAAATAGGCATGAACAGAGAAGAGCTAGCCTTAAAGAAGAAGATAGATGGAAATATAATGAGACACCAGCAAGGATTATATGATCCAGACTGGAAGAAGCAAGATATATTCTTTGCAGATATAAGGAAGCCAAAAGAAGAAGAGAATAAGACGCAAATAATAGTTGTAAAAGACTTTGATGATAAAAAAAAGATAGATTTTAAAGACATATCTGACCATATAGAAAAGATATGACACAAGAAGTAATAAGACTAGATAAATTTAAGCCTAGGGATTACCAACTTGATTTTATAAGAGCAGTAGAAAACAGAGGCTATAAAAGAGCGATCTTGAGTTGGCCAAGGCGCTGTCTATATCTCCTCTCAGATGTATTATTGAGTAACGGTTCCACTAAAAAAATGAAAGATATTAAGGTCGGAGATAAGATACTTTCATGGAATGGTTATAAAATTGAAGAAGATATAGTAAAAAATGTATGGAAAGCAGGAAAGAAAGAGCTTTTAACGATTTATTCTAAAATAGGTCCTATACATGTAACACCTGACCATAGATTTTTTACAAAAAATGGATATAAAGACGCAATAAATATAAAAGAAGCATTTACAACAAATGGTTTTTCGTTAGAACGTATATCATATATAGAAAAAGATTATTTCGGTATAGCAATGACATATGATCTAGAAACAGAGAAGAACCATAATTTTTTTGCAAATGGCTACCTGGTGCACAACTCGGGAAAAGACATATGTGCGTGGAATATCGTAATAAGAGCAGCAATAAGAGAAGTAGGATCTTATATATACTGCTTACCATCATTTTCAATGTGTCGCAGGGTATTATTAAATTCTAAGTTGCATGACGGTTCATCTTTTATGGATTTTATACCAAAAAAGATTTTATCTTCGTTTAATAGACAAGAAATGAAGATAACTCTTACAAATGGATCTATAATAATAATGGTAGGCTCAGACAATGCAGACCAACGTGTGGTAGGTATGGCCGCTAAAGGCATAGTGATATCCGAAGCAGCACTAGCAAGTCCGGTAGGCGTGTCATACTTACTGCCAATGGTTGCAGCATCAAATGGCTTCTTTATAGCGGTTTCATGTGTTAATCCAGATACATTAGTTATTACAGATAAAGGTTTAAAAAGGATAAAGAATATCTCTAGTTCAAGAGATGAATACACACCGTTAAACAAAGGGATTTATGGCCTTGAAGGTTTTCATAACGCAACGGATTTTTATTACGGAGGAAAAGTCCCAACGTTAAAAATAGAATTAATGAACGGTTTTGAAATAGAGTGTTCATATATTCACAAGTTATGGAACGGTTCAAAATGGGTTAAATCTGTTGACTTAAAGGTAGGGGATTTATTGCCGGTCCAATATGATCAGCAAGTCTTTGGAAAAGGGTTAGATTTTAGTACCTTTAAGTTTTTAAAGAAAAGAAATTCATCATGGAAGAAGATTCCATTGAATATTCATTCAGAAGACTTCTTTTATCTTTTAGGATTAATACACGGTGATGGTTCTTTCAGTAAAAGAAAAGTAACAATTACCAATAAGAAAGATAAGCAGATACAGGATTTCTTATTGAAGTTAGGCTTTAATACTTATGGTAAAGATGAAATACATTTTACTTATAGTTCTACAGAGTTTATGTCCTTACTGGAGTTTTTAGAGTTTAAGCATGGAGCAAGAAATAAGGTCTTTCCAGAAAAGTTATTTGATTGCACAAAGAACCAGTTAAGGGCGTTTCTTCAAGGCCTCTTTGATTCAGATGGTTCATCTCATAAAAAGGGACTTAAATTCGATACGTCATGTAAATCATTTGCAAAGACGTTACAAATAGTTCTTCTTAATTTCGGAATAGCCTCATCACTTAGAAAGAACATAGTAAAGCCAACAAAAAGAGTTAAAGTAACATCCATAATATGGACTTTAGATATAACAGGATACTTTGCATATCTGTTTTATAGAGATATTGGATTCAGACTTAAAAGAAAACAGGAAAATAAAAAATATCTAAGAAAGTCTAATTACATAGGTTCAGGAAATATATACCCAGTTAAGAGTTACAGATTAGATACAGGCTTTTCAAAAAAGGGAAAAAGACTACTTCCATTAAAAACAACAGGGGTAATAAGAAGAAGAACGCTAGAGAAGTTGGTAGATAAATATAACGATGCTTACTTAAAGTCTTTAATAAAAGAGAAGTTTTATTTTTCAAGGATAAAAACAATAACAAAGAGTGTCTCGGAAGTGTTTGATTTTGTGATCCCGGAAACGCATTCATTTTTTAGCAATGGATTTATTTCCCACAATACGCCTAGAGGACATAATAATTTCTATAACATGTACCAGAAGGCACTATCGAGTGAGTACTGGTACGTTTCCAAGCTTACAGTGGACGATACGAAGCACGTTTCGCACGAAGAGATTCAGAAAATAATAGATTCAGGTTTGATGTCATATGAGTTAGCGCAGCAAGAGTTTTGGACATCATTTTCTTCGACGAACCAGGGAGCATATTACGGTTCGTATCTGGATAAGATGCGAGTGAATGACCAGATAACGGAGGTACCGTATGAGCCGAGTTTACAGACATATGTTTTTATGGATATAGGTATGAATGATATGTTTACAATGTTATTTGTACAGACAACAAGTTTAACGATAAGGATCTTTGATTATTACGAGAATCACTCGGAGGGGTTAGAGCATTACACAGCAGTAATAAAGGGTAAGGGTTATGGTTATGTGAAGGTATATGCGCCACATGACATAAGGGTAAGAGAGTTAACAACAGGAATATCAAGGTTAGAAAAAATGAGGTCATTAGGTCTTGATGTGGATGTAGTAGCTAATCTTCCAATAAATGAGGGGATAGAAGCAGTGAGAACAATATTACCGAAAACATATATAGATAAAAACAAGTGTGAGAAGTTAGTAATAGCAATAGAGAATTACACAAAGGAGTGGGATGAAAAGGCGCATGTTTTTAAGAATAATCCCAAGCATGACAGGTATTGTTTTACAGGAGATACGTTGATAACAATGTATAGTAAAGAGAGAGGAAATTTTAAGCTACCAATAGAAGACGTTCGCAAAGGAGATTACGTAGAAACCCCATTTGGGCCGAGAGAGGTAAAAGAGGTACATAGTAGGAAGACGAAGAAGTTGGTAGACGTTAGAGTCTCAGAAGGTTTTTTTAAGGATTGCAAGTATATAACAACAACGAAGAGCCATAATTTTTTCACCCAAAAAGGGAAAGTAAGATCGGTAACGTTAAGGAAAGGGGTCTTGTTAGAGAAGATGACATCGTTAAGAAAGAGGTTGTGGTTATCTATATTGAAGAAGAAGTCGAGTAAAGGGATAGGAGACACGATAGGTCATCATCATAAGAGAGAGAGGTCATTAATAGAGTTATATTTAGCAATGACGAACCAGAGAGATAGACTTATAGAGTATTCATCAAGAGTGGTGAACTTCTTTTCAAGGTTATTACGTAAAGGCACAGTAGATAGTGTTACAGAGTTTGAGGTAGAAAGTTTTATAAAGGTTTACGATTTAACAGTTGATAAAGAACATTGTTATTACGCAGAAGATTATTTAGTATCAAATAGTCATGCAAATGATGCATTAAGATATTTAGCAGTAACATCGAAGAAATTATCAGGAGGCTTGAGTGCGGAGGAACTAGATGATCGTTACAATAGTGTGATGAGAGGAAGAGGAAAACTGCCAAGATTTTTTGAGTGATAAATGTATGCAGAAATAAGAGCTTATATAACCCTGACAGAAGGGATATATCTTTTGAAGTGGACATTAACAATAACAACGATAATAGCGTTATTAATATTGTATTCCTTTTTAGAAGGATATTTTTTGAGTTCAGAGAATATAACAGTGTACTTTGTTGCAATCTTTCTTTTATGTTTATATTTGATATCGATGTCATATTTAATGCAGTAAGAATTTAAATATCATAGAGGGGAGATTATGCCAGTATTTCCAAGTAAGAACATACAAGTTTACAATGAAAAAGGTTCATATATAAAATCTCAGATGGAGGATTTTTATACAAATAGTAGTAATAGTAATATTCTGTACTGGAATGAAGCCTCAATAGATAGTAGATTTGAAGCAGGGGACCAGAGGGCATTTTATGAGGTTCATCCAGAAATCCCAAATAAGTTAAGAAAGCAATTTAACTTTAATAGAATCCGTAAAATGATAAACATGATTTCAGGGTTTCAGAGAAGAAATAGGAAATCCATGTTAGCAATACCAGTAGAGAACGGAGATCAAGAAACAGCGGACCAGTATTCAAAGGTTTTAAGTCATATAAGTAGGAAACAAGGCGTACTAGAAACGTTGTCTAATGCGTTTAATGATTCGCTTATAACGGGGATAAGTTTATTACACGTCTGGAATGATTTTTCAAGTGACCCAGTATCAGGAACATTAAAGGTAGATAATTACGCATACAATAGTTTTTTGATAGATCCAGATTTTAAGAGGCAAGATCTAAGTGACTGCAGGCAAATATGGAAGAGATCATATCTAACGAAGCGACAAATTAAATCACTGTTACCCAAGAAGAGTAAAATAATAGATGAGTTATCTTTTATAGGAACAGACGGTAAATTTACATTTATGCCGGAATATTCCAACGTAGAAAACCGTAAATTAATGGCATACGATGAATATTATTATATGGATAGCCGCAAGCAAACAATAGTAATAGACGCCACAACAGGAGAGAGTTGGGAATACAAGAGGGGAAAAGTAAATCCAGAAGATGAAGAATTTAAAGAGTTCTTAAGAGTGTATCCAGACTTATTAGTAGAAACAAAAGAAGTATCAACAGTAAAGTTAGCAATATTAGTAAACGGAACATTACTATACGATGGAGAAAATACACTGGGAATAGATAAGTACCCGTTTATACCAGTAATAGCCTATTTTAAGCCATCGTTACCAGAGTTTTCATTAAGAATCCAGGGAGTAGTAAGAGGGCTACGAGACGCACAGTTTTTATACAATAGACGTAAGGCTATAGAAGATGACATTTTGTCGTCCCAAGTCAATTCAGGGTTCATTTATAAAGAAGATGCCTTAGTAAATCCCAAAGATATATTTATGACGGGACAAGGAAAAGGAATAGCATTAAAACATACAGCACAAATGACAGATGTTCAGAAAATAAATTCAGCACAAATACCCCCATCAATGTTTGAGTTATCAGAGGGTTATGCGAGAGAGATAATGGAGATTTCAGGGGTAAATGAAGAGCTTTTAGGTTCAGCAATAGATGATAAGGCAGGAGTTTTAGCCATGCTGAGACAAGGAGCAGGCCTAACAACATTACAACCATTATTTGATAATTTAGACTACTCCCAAAAGCTCCTTGGCTCAGTGCTATTAGAATCAATAAGTGCAAATTACTCAGTAGGAAAGATAAAAAGAATAATAGAAGAAGAACCAGCACCACAGTTTTATGATAAAGCCTTTGGTAAATATGATATTGCAATAGAAGAAGGAATAAACACAACAACGCAAAGACAGCAAGAGTTTGCAAGTCTATTACATTTGAAGGAAGCAGGAATAAACATCCCGGAGAGTGCAATTATAAACGCCTCTACACTACAAAATAAGAATGATCTGATAAAATCCATAGAAGAAGCAAACAATATGGTAATGGAACAAGAAGCGAAACGTGAGCAAGTAGAGTTAGAGTTAAAAGAAGCACAAATGAATCTAGCAAATGCCAAAGTAGAATCAGATCTATCACTAGCAAAAGAAAGAGACTCAAGAGTCTTCTCGAACTTAGGGTTAATGGAAGAGAGACAAATAGAAGCAGAGAAAGACAAAACACAGTCAATGTTGAACCTTGTAAAAGCCTTACAAGAAATAGACAATGTAACATTAGAGCAAATGTCTAAAATGATACAACTAGGTAACCTTGTTGAAGCAGATTCATTAAATAACAACAAGGTAGAGAAAGCAGGAGTTGCAATAACCTCGGGAGCAACAAAAGACGTTCCAAATGTACCATCTGAAAAGTCAGTGGAGTTATCAAGTGAAAAATAAGAGAGAAGAAAATAATAAATTAAACAAATCGACACCCATAGGGAAGTTGTATGTAGAAAACCTGCAAAAGGATCACAGTAATTTAGATACTCTCGAGCTCTCAAGAGAGTTTACAAAAGATTACATGCATAACCTTACAGAAACAGCCCTTAAAGGAAAGAAGTTATACCCAGGAAGGCGTAAGTATTACGTAGTAGTTTTACTCAAGAGAGAACGTCTTATGCCAGGAGTTTTACGTAATTATTTTTTTACGAGACTAACATGTCCTTCACCAAGTCATGATATTACGGTATATTCTTTTGACTCCGAAACAGAAGAGCTAAAGTTTTTATGGTTTATTCCTTCAAAGAAAGAATGTATAAAAATCTACAATGAAAGATATATAAAGCCGACATCAATGACACCATATGTTGTAGATTTTATGGAAGGAAGATTGGCGTCAAGATCAAGAAAATTAAATAAGGTGGAGAACTAAATGAAAGATAATATAAATTCAGAAGTAGTTCAGAATACTGATAGCAGCGTATCGAACGACGCGGTAGGTTCAGCTGCAGAAGCCCATTCTGATTCTACTTCTGGAAATATTCCTCAAGCGGAAAAGAATAATAATAATTATGTTTATAGTGTACAAAGCAATACTCCGCTTGAGGAACCAAAGTCCCAGAAAGAACTTAACTTTGAAGCCTTGAGACGAAGTAAACGTGAATCAGAACTAGAAGTAGAAAGATTACGTAAACAATTAGAAGAACGTAATAAAGCTTCAAAAATAAAAGAAACAGAAGCAATAGAAGCAAGATTGAAAGAAGAAGCAATAGAAGCAAGATTGAAAAATGAGTATAAAGACTTAGATAAGGTTTTGAGCCCAAATAATATAGAAGTCCTTAAAGCAAGAGACCCTCAATTTGCTTCTATTATTTCTTCTGGAAAAGGAGCACCAGAAGATCTATATCATAGAGCAATTGCTGCATATTCTCTAATAAAAAAGTATGGCATATACATAGAAGATAACCATGCTGATGACAGGGCTAGAGTAGAAGAAAATCTCTCCAAACCGAAACCAACTTCTGCTATATCTTCCGGCTCTGAATCTCTTGGAGAATTTGCAGAATTTGCTAACATGGATACAGAAGAAAGACGAAGAGCCATCTTTAAAAAAGTCATGGAAAGAGCAAGCGGTATTTAATTTAAGATACTTCATTATTTAGCGCCCGTAGAGTTATCATTCTCTCTCTGCGGGCGTTTTTATTAATGAAACATGCCTGTAATAAGAATATTGCCTAAGCCAAGAATAGTAACCTTTTCAGCACTATTAGTAACATCTATTTTATGTAAATAATTAGTCAGCCCAGTAAGCAACCTGTAATCAGAATACCGTACATCCCTAAAAGACCAGTAAAAATAAATTGTATCCGGAACTATCCGATCACTAACGTCAAACATCCCAACGTAAATCTCTTCAAATTCTCCCTCTTCTCCTGGCCTTATACGTAACCCTTTTTGTACACTACTATTAGAATATGTCGCAATAGCGTATATTTCTTTATGTACACCATTTATTATTGTTACCGGCTTAACACTGTAACTAATCAAAAGGGAGACTATGAAAACCTTAATAAAACTCTTTATCATATTTACTCCTATGATATTTATGAATATTAACTGTAAAACCCATACCATCTACGTCGCTGGACCCAACAACAAACCCGAAGGTAACTGGCTCCTCGAATCTAAACTATTATACAAAGCCCTTAAACATGAAGCCCGTAAAAAAGGTAACACTATCGAAATATTTCCCAAGTCCTCTTACCGCCCCTCCATATTATACTCTAATCATTCTAACACCGACAGAATTGTACCTAGAAAAGAAAAACTTGTAGCTCTATATACGAATACTCCCGAACTCGCTAAACGTTTAATACGGTTGATCCTCGTTCGTTATAATGAAATATTAGAACTAGATGGATATGAAGATAAAATATATTTACAGGCTTATGGTCGTGGCGGCGAAGTTCTTATTGATGTCATCAAGTTAGGGTATTCTTCCCTTTTAGGTAAGTTAATTGTATTTGAAAGCTCTCAGACTCAAAATGATCTTATTATTAATATTAATGACTTTTCTGATGATGAACCCAATGAACTCGCTTGTAACCCTAAATCCATAAAATGGGTCATTGGG